ATTTCTTTGATGCTTGAATTAGCCAACCGTAGTCCGTTGTGCCATCGCTATACTTTACTTCAACATTAGCGTTGGTTTTAGGTAGGTCGGTATTCCACAGGTTATCGGTGTCCAAAGTCATACCCAATTCACCCGTATCTTTAATCTCACGGATTGGTAGTGATACTTGTTCGGGCTGCGATAGAGGAAAGCGTTTGTCAAATTCGGCAAGTGCGTGATCAGCTAATTGAGCAGCTGCCCAGTATGATTCCGATAACATATTGTCCTTAAATTTTTGAACCCACAACTGCATTCTCATTTCCTCTAGTGTCATTGCTCAATAATTTTAAAGGTTTCTGAAAATTGTTTTTTGAGGATGCGTAGCTTGCGGCCATTGGGCACATCCACGTTTTGAAATACAACCGTGTGTTTAGTTGTTTCAATGGTTTTGAGTTTCATCACTGCCCCGTTTGCGTTTCGCAGCGCGATGAATGTTTGGTTGATCTTGTGTTTCATTTGTGTATTTGTTTATTAAAGTTGCTTGTGTTAGTGGAGAGTTGTTCTTCTCCGTGTTGATATTGTGGCAGGTACACGCGCCGATTGACTTTTCGAAGTCGCTGCATTGAACGTGGCAAGATAGCGGCGAGTTATCCTCCTCAAACTTTTTTAAGTGAATCTTTGTAGTCATTGGTAAAAAGTATTTCGAACCCCTCAATCATTTCTGAATTCAACTTGTTAATGATCGCCTGTATATCGTCCCTGTGTGGCTTTGATGTAGCGTACAAGTTGCGAACTTGCGATATGGAATACAATACTGTGGCGTGGTGCTTGCCAAACATACGGCTAACCTCTGCAAGTGAATACTTTGTGCAGCAGTATTGCGCCGCCAATACCACTTGCCGAGCAAAAACAACCTTGTGAACCCGTGTTTCGGCTTTGAGTTCATAGTCCCGCAAGTCGAAGTACTGGCACACCACCTGTTGGATAACCTTGATCTTATCTCTATCCTTTCGGAACAAGTGATAGCGTTCGGGGCTAATTGTTATTAACTGCGATTCTATATCCTGTTGGGTGATACCGAACAGTGATTCGTGCAGGGTTATTAAGAACTGCTCGTGTTGCGGCTCGCACACGTGTTGCAGTAGTTGTGTTAGCTTACTCATCACCCACCCCCTTTACTTCTGAGGCCAAACACAACTCGCTAAGGTCGGTAAGATCACCGCCGTTATCTTTGGTGAGGTCGTATATTTTTTTCAGCGTGTTCACCGTCATTGCTCCTGGATTGTCGAACCATTTGTGGGCAATAGGTCGGCTCACGCCCATCTGCTTGGCGAATTCGGATTTAGTTCCGAAGTGATATTTGACAAATGCCCCGAAGTTTTGAAATTCGGGATTGTCTTGTTTCTTAGGCTTGCGTGTCGTTGGTTTCATTATAGTCTTATTTGAAGTGTTGATGTGGATTGCTTAACAGGAGGGAACACCTCGAATGATTCACCCGTTTCCGGATCCCCCATAATGGTTTTACCTTTCAAGGATTGCAAGGTTTTTTCAAGTGCCTTTCTCATCTCCCCGTATTTCTTTTCCTCGGTTTGATACGCACTGTACATCGGATGGTTACAGTTTGAGTAGTCATACTTTGTTCCAGCCTCTACCAACAACACTGTTGCGCCGTGTACCTTCACCTCCTTGCCTCCGTGTTGCTCGGCAGCGTTACGGGCTTCACGGTCTAAAGTTTCCTTTATGTTGGCGAAAACGGTTTCCATTCCTTTTACAAAGATTTTGAAACGGAGAGGATCAATCTCCCCGTTTTCAATCGCTTCATTTAACTGCGCTGAGAACGCGCCTACTTCCTCCTTTCCAAAAGGTAAGTTTTCAAATGCTTCTAAAATTGTGCTCATTGTTGTTGTGCTTGTTCGGTTTCTGCTTTCTTGAATGCTTTGTAGATGCTATCGCGCTCAGCTTTGTAACGCTTGTCTTGTTTTACCAGTTCGCCCAACCCCTCGTTAAATGTTAGGATTTCACCAGTGGTAGAGCATTCCTTCAATCCTTCAATAGCCTTGTCAACCTCACCGCGTGCATCTACACCACTCTCACACCACTCCTTAATCATTTTGCCTGTTTCAGCAGACGGAACAAACGCGGGCTTGTCAATGAATAAACCTGTACGGTCTTTTGATGCAGTCGCATTGTGTCGAACGTCCAATTCAAGGTTGGCCGTTAACTCGTACTCAAAACCTTCACGAGTTACTTCTTTCAATCCAGCTTTCTCAACTTTCACTTTACCGTTGTTATCCTTACTCATCTCGTAGTCTTGCTTGCGGCGAACGGTTGTAATGATGTGGCAGTTGCTTTGAAGAATGGTATCAATAAATGATTGATGGCGTGGTGTAACCTTGCCCCAGTCTTGATACTTGCCGCCAAGCTGATCCACAATTTCAAGGCATCCACCTTTGCCGTCCCACTCGTGAGTAATGCTATCAATAATGATAACTTCCATAGCAGCGGCTTCACAGTCTTTGATTGCTTCGATGTAGCGTTCGGGTGCGTATGGTGCACTCAACGGCAATACATTGAACTCTCCGAGGTGTGCATACAAGTCCGCTGAATTGTTTTCGGTGTCAATTACCGCGATCTTTGACCAATCGCCAGTGATACCGTATGCGATTAGTAATGCTGAATAGGTTTTACCCCCACCGCTTACTGCTGATAAGCCTAAACGGATTTTTGCTTTTTGGCGCGTGGCCTTTCTTAGTGTACTCATTGTGTATTGTGATTTAATTGATTGCCCATTCGGGGTTGTTAGTGCCTACGGTGAATGCCAGTTTCTTTTTACCTTCATTTAGTAAACGAACATTGACACGGTAGTCGGAATGCTTGGCCGCACTTACTGACTGATAATGCGCCCACGTATGGAGCATATAGTAGTCGGATGCTTTGCGCTCCTGTGTTTTGTAGTGCTCGAACGCCTGTTCAGTGATCGACCACTTTTCGATGATTACTTCGGTTATCATTGTTCGCCTCCTTTATAGCATAGCGGAAATTTACCCATTAATTGCTCTTCCCAATCATCAGGTAAACCGTTTTTGAGCAACCACTCGATACGGTCTGCTGCCCCATCAGGGGTGTTGTCGGAAGAACACCACGAAGCACCAAAACACCAAAGCCACTGTTCGGTATTGGTTTCCGTAAAACAATCTGACCATTTATTAAAATTTATCGAACCATTAGGTTTAGTAGGTAGAGGGTTTGTATCCAACACGGTGCAATGACCAATTACGCATCCGATTGACCCACATTCTTTTGTGGTTTCGTCAGCGAATCTGTATGATCTCATACTAAACATCGCTTGTGGAATAGTCCGAATGTAGTCGGCCATCCGTTGCAGGTTTTCTCTATTCATTTGGTTTAAATTTTAATTGTGTATATTTGTTTGACAAATGTAAAACAATTTTGACACAATACAACACCCCAACACAAATTTAGATTGATTCTAAATAAGGAAATAGAGGCTAACTACCACAAATGGCGCGAGTTTTCACGTGGATTGTGTGCAAACGGCGATGAGTTACTACACACCGTGCTTGAAAAAATATTGCTCAACGGTGATAAGTTAACCCACTTAACACCCGATGAGTTTCGAGCATACGTCAACAGGGCGATATACCTCACGGCTATTAGCCCACGGTCTGCGATCAACTATAAACGCGCGATTGTAATTAGCCTTGACGATTGTAAAGAGTGCAGGGGACTGACCGACGAGGTGTATATGGAGTACCGAATAATCAACGAACAGTTCGATGTGCTCATCGGCAGGCTTCCCGAATACGATGCCATAGTATTTCGCCAGTACATCACCGATGGATTCAGCTTCGATGAACTCAGTGCGGCAACAGGCATCCCGAAAAAGAAGTTGTACAAGTCAGTAGACAAAACCAAACAAACACTTAGAAGATATGTTCTTAGTACACGGTAAAATTGAAAGCGAAAGAATGGCGATTTGTAGATCCTGCGAGTTCTACAACAAAGAACACGGCACTTGCGGAACGCCTCGATGGATCAATCCACTTGGTCAACAGGTAACGTGGTATAGGTCAAAGAAAAGACTGTGCGGATGCGTTATGAAGGTCAAATCTAAACTTTCGTGGACGTCTTGCCCGCTGGGTAAATGGAAGGGCGCATTAACCGAGAGCGATTACAAAAAGCTATCGAAGTACGTCAAGTCCATAGAAAACAAAAATACGTTTAACCGATCCGATCTTGAGGAATTGTACAAATGGGTTTCCATAGTTGAGGGTAACACAGTGAGTGTCAGTACTTGCAACTCGTGTGTGAAAGATGCGATTGATGAGATTAGAAAGGTCGTTAGACAATACACTGAAATTTAAAAAGTTATGAGCAAAGATCAGAACCGAACCGCACTTGCTAAAAAAGCGATGTTGAAAGCGTTGAAGAAGTACCGAGGAATAGTGTCGCTATCCCTTGAAGCTGCGGACGTTGGCAAGACCACGTACTACGATTGGTTGGATAAAGACCCAGAGTTCAAAGCCGAGGTTGAAGCGATCAACGAAGGGGCTATTGACTTCGTAGAA